TTCAACTGGGGCTTCTTCCGCTGCAAGGGCTATAAGAAAGGCACGATGCATTTCGAGTTCTTGGATGAGGACGTGTGGTTCAAGTTCAACTATGAGTGTGCGAAGGCGAAAGGCTGGGCGTTGCCGAAGAAAACCGAGAGGAAACATCCTGCGCCAAAGCGTAAGGAGAAGAGCAGTGAAAGCACTGCAATGGAGATATTCACAGAAGTTTGACCTTGAAACAGCAAAGATGAAGAAAGAGAGAATTTGTTATTTCTGCAAGAAATGTGAGAACCGTGGACTGCTTTGCCCAGAGTATTTCTGCAAAGACAAAGGGCAGCGTGTCGAGAGTTTTGACAGTTGCGAAGATTGGGAAGACTACGAATAGGTCATTGGAAGGCTACGAGGGAGCCGTCTGGCTGCAATTCTTTTCTGTCATAATAATATCAATAAAAGCTGGACGGCTCCATTATAATACGCACGATGAAGAAGCAACAAGTACTGAAGGACAATCCTGCGGAGAACCACACTTGCAGGGAGTGCGCTTTGGCGTATGATTGGCACAGCCCTGCATTGGACGGACACATGACACTCGCAAGGTGTCCGTATCGTCAATGGTGTGTCATATCATGTCAGAAAGCGTGTGAGGAACATTTCAAACTCAAAGGCGCATGAACGGTATGGAGGAAACTCTTTTGCGAAACCGCTTGGAAAGGGCTTACAAGATATTCCATGAGAATGACGGCTATGTGTTCATGAGCCGCAAGCGTTGGTATAGCGATCAAAGGAGAAAGAGGCGAGCATATGCGGACATCGGTGTCATAAACCTTGCTTTGGATATAATCGCTGGAGCGGACTTGTTGAACTACGACTTATGCGACAAAGTCTTGGTGATTGTGCCGCCGTCTCGTGAGAACGTCATGTCTGGCTTGTCGGCGAAATCACAAGGCTCATACGAGGAGAGGTTGTCAGTGTGCGAATATCTTATAAAGGAGCATCTTCCAATAAGCAAGAAGAAACTGTTGGAATTGTTGGGGATGAAGGTTTTCCACACACGCCCTGTTGTTATGAAACAGATAATTATTTTATCAAATACGATAAAATAATCAACTAAAATATTTGGTGGAATGATAAAGAATTGCTATCTTTGTATCAGCAAATAAGACAAACAAACAATAATTAAAACTCCACAATTATGAAAGCAACAGTTTCAAACAATGCAGAGAACGCAATCGCAAAATCAGTAAACAAGAGCAGCCTTATGAAAGCGGCATGGGCGCTTGTGAAGAAGTCAGAAGGACTCACTCTTTCCGCAGCCATGAAGATGGCGTGGAGAGCGTTGAAGCTCCGTCTGGAAATGACGAAACACGCAGTCAAGTTCCAGTACCGCAAAGCCAACGGCGAGGTAAGGACGGCACTCGGCATCCTAACCAAGAACCTTGCCTACACGTTCAAGGGTACGGCACGTGCGAAGTGCTACACTTGCATCGCCTACTGGGACATCGAGAAGAAAGGCTTCCGTTCATTCACGATTGACAGCCTCATCTAAAGACAAAAAACGACGAACCATGATAAGGAAATCAAAGAAGCGTTATTACCAGCTGCCATTTGTCATGTACAGTTGCGCAGTGGATGAACAACTGAAAGGTGGTTTGGAGAGCTTGGCGGGGGAGTTCCGCGGAAAGCTGCTGGCATTGTTGCGCAAAAACAAAGAACACGTCCACAAAGTTTACAAGGACACATGCTATCCAAATGGGAAAAGCACGGATTACCGTTACTCGCTGCCCATGTCCAATGACTTTCCAGAAGGTTACCTCAACGCGCTGGAGGAAGAGCTGGTCGTCAAAGATTGCGGGCTCGTAATAGAGACGGATGAAAGTTACTCTTATGACCTTGAGGTTAAATTGAGAGGCATAGCCCAAAAGATACTGGAGGGGAATGAATGAGAGACATCAAATTCAGAGCGAAACGCCTGGATGAAGACGAATGGGTTTACGGCAGTTTTATACAAAGTTGCTATAATGAGCTTGCGCAGATAAAGCAATGCGAGGGCTGTCGGGAAGACCCTGCTTGGGATTACTACGATGTCAAGCCCGAAACCGTGGGGCAGTATCTCGAATGCTCCGACAAAGACGGAAAGCCAATCTATGAGCACGACATCGTAAAGGACGTAGACAATGTGCTTGGCGTGGTGTTCTGTGAGGGCGGTAACCTATGGATAGGCTCGTACGGCAATGGCTTCACAGGATTGCGGAGCTTCACAGCTGCGGATAGCATTTTGGGCGATGACTTGAGGAAGGAATACCTTGTAATAGGCAATATACATGATGATCCTAATTTTATGGAGGGATAAAGATGAAACAGACAGTAGAAGAAGCGGCAAGAGACTATATGAAGAGTGAAATCAATGATTGGCACGATGCCATATACATTGAAGGACAAGCACCTGCTCTTGAAAGAAGCATTCCCCAAGCTTTCAAGGCTGGTGTGGAGTGGCACTCCAAGCAGTCGCCGTGGATAAGCGTGGAGGACAAGCTGCCAGAGGAAAAACAACCAGTATTGGTTGCTAATTACTTTAAGTCGGCTCGTAAGCCATATTATGAGTATTATATGGGCTTTTACCAGGATGGTGAATGGTGCGCTTGCACTTGCGTTGATGAGAACGGGGAAGATTATATTCTGACCGATGTTACCCACTGGATGCCCATCCCCGAACTTCCGAAAGGAGGCGCGGAATGACAATACAAGAGTTCGAAGCTCACAAATGGGGCAAGGACGATAGGGCCAGGCATAGGACCGACCTGTCAGATAAGGAATATCCAGTGTGCAGCGTGGATTTCGAGGAAGCCTTGATAGGCGTGAAAGACGATGAAGCGCAGACTGATGATGACTTCAACAGTTATGTGCGATGGTTTCGTTGCGAGCATTGCGCATTGGTATGATAATTACGAAGATTCTTAATATGAAAAAAGACATTTCAACAATGCGGTTTTATGCCGCAGAATTAAGAAAAGAGCTTGACAAGACAGCCGTTGAGGGGAGTTATTGTGAAGTGGAAGCCTATGAGGACAGCTACGGGCCGAAAATAGAGGTTCGGTCAAGCCATTCCAATCTGGAACAGACTACACTGTACTGCCTTAGTGAAGTATCGGAATACTGCAACGTCAACGAACTGAACTTTTATGTTACGGTAAGGGAGCAGTTTGCAGGTAAGGCCATCCCTGTGGTGGTTATCTTTTAACGGCTGTACCCACCTCCAATATTCTCTTATTTGCTCTTGGAGTTTTATGGTTGGAGGCGGTCGTGGGAGTGTCTTTCGGCACTCCCACTTTCATAAGAAAAAATTGCATTTCAGATAAAATTTTCTTCTTAAATACTTGCAGGAATGATAAAATATTACTATCTTTGTAACAGCAAATAAGATAATACATTAATTCAAAAACTCCACAACAATGAGAAAAGTTGTTTTTACAGAAGAGCAAGTGAAGAAGATAAACAGCGTCATTTACGACACGGCTTCTTCAGAGGATGAATACCCCACCCTTTACGATTGGGTGGAAGATGGCTATAGCGGTGACAGCAAGGATTTCGACATGGAAATAGAACTTACAGACAAACCCGATGTTCTCGTATGCGCTAAATTCCATGCCGCAGTAACGGCATACAGCAGGGAGGGGTATACCTACTATAACGACGGCTTGCAGCTTGATCCTGGCGAATCGGAAATTACGGATGTCGAGATTTCCGATGTAGAAATAGAGGTCTGCGATTGGGCAGAAGATGCCGAAGATGACTTTTGCGAACATTCACTTGAATTTGACAAGAAGAAACAAACGGTTATCCAAAAGGTCGCATAACAGAAAAGCAAATAAGATATTCACACTGAAAAATATGACAATGGCACACTTTTATGACCCAATCGATGGAAATGATCAAGGCGGTTTTATGAGCAAGGCTCGTGAAAACGGTTTCAAGGTCGGCGACAAGGTATTAGTTATTCGATGTTCCCAATACAATGGGTACAGGGCAAACTTTGTAGGAGACGGAATATACAAGGTTACGAAAGTAACTAAACATAATGTATTCGTAAACATTTGGGATGAGAACGAGCATGAGATACTCACGGCGAACAATAAGTTCAACAAGTTCGGTATTCGGATGAAAAGGCACAAATACCCTTATACTTACAAAGAGTTCTTCGTATTGTACACCAAGAATATGCTTGGGGCTGACATCGTAGAAACATTGAAAGCTGCTGGTTATCAATATCTAAATCGAAAAGAGGATATAGAAAACTTATACAAGAAGATAGCAGAACTTTAAAAATTATAAGCGAATGGAAAAGACAATCACAATCAACATCCCCGATGGCAAGAAAGCCGAATGGGTGAACGGAGTGCTTACGCTTGTCGATGACAAGTCAAAAGACGTAACAGAGCGCATCAAGACCTTTGAGGACGCGTATAACGAACTCGGCGAAGACCATCCGCTCGTGAAAGAATATTGTTGGCAGAATGACGACACGAGCGCAGACTTACTCGCATATCTGCGTCTGCGTATCATCTGTGCCGCTCTCAATGAGGGCTGGCAACCGAAGTTTACGGAAAATGAGAAACGCTGGTATCCATGGTTCTATATCTATACGAAAGAAGAACTGGATAAGATGAGCGAGGAAGAGCGTAGCCGTGTCGTTGGTCGGTCGAGCAGCTACTCGAATGCGAATGGCGGTCTCGTCTATGCGATTGCGAACCATGCGTCATCGAACTCGTTCTCGGACCGCGGCTCTCGGCTTACCTTCAAGTCTGAGGAACTGGCTGTTTACTGTGGCAAACAGTTCATTGACATTTGGACAGACTTCCTTTGCTGATTTTCATAAATGAAATATGGCAAAGTTGTGAACGTGCCTTTATGTGAGATATAAAAATGAAGAAAGAGACGAAATCCATTTTGCACCTCGTATTGAAGCGCAAGTGGTACGAAATGATAGAGCAAGGCGTGAAGACCGAGGAATACCGTGAAGTAAAGCCTTACTATATGTATAGGCTACGGTGTTGTGCAATGTTTCCTCAATCAGAGAGTTGCGATGGCTGTGCCTTTGGCAGTTGTAATGGTATAGAAAGCGCGTGTTTACACAGGGGCTACACATCAACCACAATGACGTTCAAGATAAAACACATCAGCGTCGGCTACGGCAACCCCGAATGGGGCGCGCCGACCGACAGGGAGGTGTTCATCATAAGACTTGGGGAGAGGATAGGATGAGGAAAGGAACGCTTGACTTCGACCTTATGAAACCTATTGGGAGGGGCAACGAGAGGTTCGTGGCTACGATGAGATATCCATACGACAGGCTCTTCAAGCTGGACTTGGACGACCTGTATGTGTGGATATTAAGCAAACGCCCCACGCTGAAAGGGCAGGTGATAAAGATATACGTGGGCGACACGCCGATAACGTTCCACCCTAAAAACGAAAAGGCAAGATTATGAAAATACTGATGAACATTGACGATTTCCGCGATGAGTGCGGCTTTGCCTGTTATGGCGATGACGGCTATGGTTGCAGCCACAGGGACAATGATTATTGCACGGCAGGCTCATGTCCATTGTCCCGGCTTATGGAGGTGGAGGACGAGGAGGAGTTCTATCCCCAAGAATACAAGGAGTTTAAGAGGCTGCTGTACACCGACGACCAAATCAGAGACATAATACAAGACAGGGATGAGGTCATTGTTGACAAGGATTAAAAATAAAAACAATTATGTCATCGTTGCGAAGTTTTGCTTCATAAAGGAGGTGTGAACAAATGATGATAGGAATCATTATTATGGTTGTACTTGCGGATGTCTTGGCTGTGTTGGTCTGCATGGGAGCGGCAAAGTCTGATGATGAAAAGCAGGGTTGAAAGCCTCCGACTTCACCTTGTCTTTCTTATGTGCAGCCACGCCCTTGTGTTTGTATAATAGATAATTATTTTATCAAATGTGATAAATTAATTATTTAAAATATTTGGTGGAATGATAAAGAATTGCTATCTTTGTATCAGCAAATAAGACAAACAAACAACAATTAAAACTCCACAATTATGAAAGCAACAACAAGACGTTCCGCAAAGGAAATCTACACAGAGCAAATCGTTGAACGCATGAACAAGCTCAACTCTCTCAAAGGCAAAGAACAGGTCAATGAAGAATACATCGCTTCACTGGCAAGCTACAAGATGTACGAGCTCAAGGAAATGGTCGAGTCGCTTGACGGGCAACTTTCGGCTTTTGACCTCAAGAAAGAGGTTGAAGCCTATTTCGCAGACGAAGGAAAGAAGCTCCACGCTAAGATTCTGAAGCTCATGGCTTCCAACAACAAGGCTATAGAAAGGATGTTCAAGAAGCTCGACAAGCTGGCAATGTCGGTGATAAAGGGAACTCCTTGGAAGATAGACCGCACGGATATGGGCTATGACTATGCGAAAATCGTCCTTTGCATGAAGGATGGTGAAGAGAAGGTGTTCGGCTCTGACGTGGAATTGTCCTATCGGGCAAAATGGAATGAAGAGAACGTGGTTGACGGCGAGCTTCTCTGCAACGTTGGCACAATGGGAGACTTCAATGTGCAGGCAGAAGAAGCCAACTCAAGAGCGCAGTATTTCATCCTTCTTGGGCAGTTGCTCGCTAACAAGGAACTCATGCAGCGCGTGGCAGATGAAAGCAAGTCAATACTTGAAGCCTATGACAAGGCGAAAAGATCTCAATGGAACTGTGAGCGGGTGTTGGCGAACCCATTCACAAATAAGCTGAAAGAGGAATAAGGTTAAAAAAAACACTCTACGAAAAAGCCGTTCTTGTCATCACAGGAGCGGCTTTTATTATGACTGCACTCCTGTGTTCAGTAGTTTGGAAAGACATTTCTTCAAAAGACAAACCAATTAAGATTAAATTTGTATGTCGAAATACAAACAAGAAGGAAGAAATGGCAAAATTACGCATTTACAATGAAATCTGCGACGAAGAGACAAAGGTGATGTTCCAAGATTGGTGCGGCACAGACGGAGTATGCTACAAGGACATCCAAGAGTTTCTTGACTCGATAGATGATGGGGATGACGAGATAGACATCCGTCTGCATTGCCCTGGTGGGGACTGCATAGAGGGATGGGCCATCTATGACGCGCTACGAAATTCCGGCAAGACAATCACCGCCACCATCGAGGGAGAATGTTCCTCAATGGCGACCATAATCCTGTTGGCGGCACCGAAAGAACGGCGTTTTGGCTACGAGAACTCACGGCTTTGCATCCACAACCCGGCGGTAGAGTGGATTGACCTATGCTCTGCCGAGAGGCTGACGGCAGATGAGTTGGGGAAGATGCAAACCAAGCTGACTGCGCAGCAGCAGTCCTTGCTTGAGGAGCAGAACAAAATCCTCAACCTCTATGTAGAGCGGACTGGCGCAGACCGAGGGGAGTTGCAGGCGTTGATGAACGAAGACAAGTATGTGGATATGGACAGGGCTGTTGAGTTGGGCTTCGTGTCCTCAACCATAGCCCCGAATACGGCGACAAAGAAGAATCACAATAAAAACAAAACGACAAAAATGGAAAAAATCTCAATCGAAAGCAAGGTTGTGAAAAAGCTCCTTGCATTGGCTGGTATCGCCAAGATAGAAGATGTGCAGAGCACAATCCTCAATCAGAAGATAACCGCAGCTGACGGCACAGAGTTCACGGTTGAGCGTGAGGACGGCGACCCGCAGGTAGGCGACAAGGCTTACCCCAACGGCACATACACGCTTGATGACGGCACTGTCATCGTCATAGAGGACGAGGTAATCGCAAGCATCACCCCTGCAGGTGGAGATGAAGGCGGCGAGGACGGCGAGCAAGACCTCAAAGCTCTCCAGCAGCAAGTCGCAGACCTCACCGCACAAGTGGAGACCTTGACAGGCGACAATGAGAGCCTGAAGGCAGAAAAGGAAGCGCTTGAGAAGCAAATCACAGACTTGAAGGCCGAGAAAGAAGCCCTCACTACCGCACAGAAGACGGAAGAGGATAAGGAAATCCTCGCTACCGTGGCAAAGGCTGGCGGCAAGTCTTGGCTTGACGCCGTTTGCGCTATGAAGTCCACGTTCCACGCAGGGAATCGCTCTTTCGTGGAGCGTCCGCAAGGCAATGTGACCACTGGCGAGACAAAAACGCAGAAATTGCTCCGTGAGCAGCGCGAGCGTCAGCAAGCAAAGCGTGAAGCAAAGAAATAATCCAACCCGAAGTTAAAAACAAAAGCACTTAGAATATGAATTTTGAACAGTTTACAGTTGACAATGGTGCGATAAGAGACCTTAACGAGCTCTTGTTCACCACCGTTTTCAATGACCCAGACCTTGAGAGTGTCATCACTCCAATGACAGGTGTCATCAACGGAAAGAAGCTTGGCTATGTTGACCGCATGGGCGATGTCGGCATAGCAGGTGGCGGTTGCAACCCGACCTACTCTGAGGTGGAAATCACTGGCTTTGAGAAGACATGGGACCTTGGCGATTGGCAAATCCCCAAATCCGTCTGCTACAAAGACCTTGAGGACACCATAGCGAGATACGGCATGAAAGGTGGCACGGAACGTGCGGATTTGCAGGACACTCCCTACTGGGACAAGTTCCTCATCCCATTGCTCCAAACAGCCATCAACGACATGTTCTGGCGTCTCGTTTGGTTTGGCGACAAGGATGCGAAGAATGTCGCAGACGGCGGCAATATCACCGACGGCATCGCAACAAATCTCCTCACTCCGTGCGACGGACTTTGGAAGCGTCTGCAAGCCATCATCGCAGCAGACCCAACAAAGCAGGTTACTATCGAAGCAAACAGCAAGACCACACTTGCGGAGCAGAAGTCCGCTCTCCGCACAGAGGGCGTGGCTCTTGGCATCGTAGACAACCTCCTTTCAGAAGCCGACGGCCGTATCTTCGACAAGGAAGATGCAGCCATCTTCATGACAAGCTCGTTGTACAAGGCATTGCGCAGCGATGTTTACAAGGTCACCAAGTATCAGATGACAACCGAAGCCCTCTGCCGTGGCATCAATGTCTCGGAGTATGACGGAGTGAAGATTGTCGTTCTTGACATCTGGGACCGTATGATCAAGAAGTACGAGTCTGTCACCAAGACCGTGAGCGAAAAAGAGACGACCTATCTGAACTGCCCACACCGTGCGGTATTCTGCTCCCCGCAGAACTTGTTCGCAGGAACAACCGACAAGGACATCTTCTCGTCTCTCACTGTGAAGTTCGACGACCGCCAGCGCGACAACTTCATCTACGCGGCATCCAACCTCGGAACGCTCGTAGGCGAAGACGAGCTTGTGCAAGTCGCCATTTAATAACTAAAAAGCAGAATGGCTATGGCAACAGAAGCATGCGATTTCAAATTGGCTGCTGACATCGCGAGCTCTTGCGAGAGCCCGCAAGTCAGCGGTTTGAAGAACACTGGCTACCTCATCAACTACGATGACATTGACTGGGACAACCTTGCGAAGAACGCAGACAACGACCATATCATTGAGTCTCTCGTCCTCTTGAGCGGGAAGAGGGCCTATAAGGTGGTCGTGCCAGGCAAGACACCTTTCACGGGAACCCAGTCGGCGATGACGGCGGGAACATACCGCAACAAGTTCACGAAGACAGCGTCTATCGTGGTGCTTAACAGCGGCCCCGATGTGACCAAGAATGTCATTGATCAGCTTGCCAACGGGAAGTTCGTGTTCATCTTCGAGAACAAGTATCAAGGCGAGGACAAGAAGAATACTTTCGAGATTTACGGTCTGGAGCAGGGGCTTTCCGCTTCGGAAATGGCAAACGAGAAGTATTCGGAAGACACAGACGGCGGCTGGTCTGTAACACTTGAGGAGACAGGTGCTCCGTCAAGCGGGCTGTTCTTGTTCAACGAGAGCATCACCGCCACACGTGCCGCGCTCACCTCCCTTGTAACGGGTACGTCAGGCTCTTAACCCCTAAGCGATGACGCAATACGAAGAAGCGCTTAAAGTCTTGGAAGAGATGAGAAGCCGTTATGATTCAGGCTTCTCATCTTCTGACAGGACAGTTATCACGGGACTCTACCTCGCTGTTTGCGGGAAAAGAGTGCGAAACACAGGATGCGGAGACTGTTATCGTGACGCATTCATCGAAACATTAGTAAAACTCAAAAGAACAGGAACAATGCCAAAAACTCCTAATTATACATTGAAGGCAGGGTCGGTCATCCACCCTCATGGAACAAGCAAGTTCTACACACTCGGCAACATACCTGATGAGGTGGCCGAGAATTGGCTGGGTCAATACCCGTCAGACATCAGCAAGTTTGAGACATACCCAACGGACTGGGCTTCACGTGCGGAAGCTCGAAAGAACGGCACAGCCGTAGAGCCGACCACCGAAGAGCTGAAAGCGGAGGTGGAGCGTCTGAACGAGGTCATTAACGAGAAAGACGCTGAAATAGAGAAGCTGCAATCCAAGCTGAACGAATCTGCGACAGCGGAAGAGGCAGCAACCGATGGCACGGAGCCTGCCGCCAAGAAAAGCAGAAAGAAAGCGGCTGACGCCGAGTAGCAGACAGATTTTCCCTACATGAATATCAACAATATAAAACGCTCCACCAAGCGATTTGACATTTCCTATTTGAGCAGGCTGAACATCCAGAGTTACGGTAGGGACAACCTTTACCCGCAGCGGATGTTCGACCTCATCAGATGCAGTGCCAACGGCGGAGCGTGTCTTGACCGTTACCAGACATTCATTGAGGGCAATGGCTTGAACAACGCTGCCTTTTCTGAATACGTCTGCAACAGGTCGGGGCAGACTGTTGATGACATTTACCGGCTTATTGCGCAAGATATGGCTTATTTCCACGGTTTCGCCCTTCATGTGAACTATAACATGATGTGCCAAATCGTGGAAGTTTCCCATATCCCATTCAAGAACTGCCGACTTGAGGAAGAGACACAAGACGGAAAGGTGGTTCACATTGTCATACATCCCGACTGGACTGGACGGAAAACACGCAAAGGAAAACCTCTGTATGTGAACAGCACGAACATAAAAAGGCTCTTTGCATTCAACCCACGCAGGGAGGCGGTGCTGTCGCAGATTGCCAGTGAAGGAGGGATAGAGAGCTACAAGGGGCAAATCCTGTGGTTCTCAATGGACGGCAAATGGGATTACCCCACGCCGATATACGACAAGGTGGTGACAAGCCTTTCCATCGATGAGGGGCTTGACAATGTGAAATACAGGAATGTGCGCAACAATTTCCTCACCGCAGGGATGATGGTGCACAAGAAAGGCAACGCGCTTGGAATAGACGATAACGGTGCTCCGATAGAGAACGACGCCAACAAAGACATAAGCGAAAGCCTCAACATCTTCCAAGGCGATGAGAACGCCTGCGCCATTATGGATGTCACCATTGAGCAGGAGGAGGATGAGCCGAAGTTCGTCAAGTTCGAGGCGATGAACTTCGACAAGAAATTCGAGACCACAGAGGAAAGCACGACAGGACGCATCTACGCCGCATTCGGACAGGAGCCGTGGTACAGGATAAGGCAAGGCTCGCTCGGCTTCTCTGGGGAAATCCTGTCGGATGCCTACGAGTATTACAACTCGTATGTCAGCAAGGAACGTCGTGCCATCAGCAGGGCTCTCAAGAGCATCTTCGACAATTGGCACGAGGATGCCAACCCATCTGACGATTACGAGGTGCAACCATTGATATATGTGAGAAATGACAACACACTTGATTACTGTTGAAGAACTGAAGACGATGGGGCGTCCTATCGGCAAGGTGTCAGAGGACAAACTCAACGCTTTCATCTCCGAGGCCGAGCATTTGCACATAAAGCCCATCCTCGGGGATGAATTGTTTTTGGCGTTGCTGGAAGAGCTGTCCATAGAGGACGTGGCTCGGCGTGACAGCGTGAAGCAAAGGCTTCTTGACGGCGGCACGTACTATGTGAACAAAGGCTGCGAGAACGAGCAGATAAGGAGCTTTCTCGGACTTAAAATAGCGATAGCATATTTCGTGTATGCTCAAAACCTCATGGTCGGCGATGTTGAGAGCACCCGATATGGCTCCGTCATCAAGAGCGGCGATTATTCCGACCGGCCATCGTCAAAGGAACGCTCTGACGCATACAACAATACGCTGGAGGTAGCCAACTCGTACCTGAACGAATGTGTTGACTACTGCAAGGCGACGGGTCTCATAAAAGCTCCTGGCAAGCAAAGGGTGGCTTTTGGAGGCGTTACGATAAAGCGAATAGGATAATACTGTAAATATATGATAAACATTGAGAACTTATTGGGAAAGCTGGCCAATAACGGCACTACCGCATACGGCATTCTTGCGTCCGGGGAATGGAACACTTTGGTGCAGGCTGTAAAGGAGCTGCAAGGGTTGGCTGCGAGTGACGAGCGCTTGCAGGAGATAGAGGACAGTTTCACGGATTTCAGCAAAAGGCTGTCAACGGTGGAAAGCAATGACAAGACCTACGCCGAGCAGATTTCCACGAACTCCGAGACGGCAAGCAGCGCACTGTTGGCTGCGACAAACGCCCAGAACAACTTGACAACACACGCCAACAACACCACAGTCCATGTCACGTCTGCCGAAAGGGAGAAGTGGAACAAGGCGGCTGACTTATATATCCCGACAACCTTGTTGAGCGGTTTGAGGGATGTCACGACATCGAGTGAAGCCGTGACGATAAGCCTCACGGAGTCCGACACTGAAGGTGGGGATGAGGATGTGATGGATGTGGTTGTCCCTGCCGCCACGGAGTCCAGCGCGGGCGTGATGACCGCAGAAGACAAGCAGTCTCTTGAGGCGTTGAAGAAAAACGCCTTGACGCGTTTCGATGGCATCGTGAGCGATGAGGAGTGCAAGCTCGTGTCGGTAACGAGCATAGAGGGCGTGTATTATGATGACGTGAACAAACGCTTCGTGGCGAAGTACAGCGGCGGCTACGCCAACAACTGGAAGACGGACGACAGCGACGCGGACATGTACATGGACACGAACCGTACCGAAATCCTCAAGAACAAGGTGTATCTCTATGGCGATACATTGTATTTGTGGAGCGACACGGCGGACAACCTTGTGAGCGTCAACACCGAGGAACTTATTGGCGCGGCGGAGGGCGTGGCCCCGCTTGACGGAAACAAGCAAGTGCCTACGTCCAACCTGCCCGTGGACATCTGCAACGTGATTGTGGTTGATTACTGGGATGCGTCCACACAAGACATCAAAGGCGCATACTCTTACAACAGCTCCACTTGTGCATTAAAGAAATATGATGGACTTGGCACATGGGAGGACATAACCCTACGCAAGGATGTAATCTACATTGACAAGGCCAACAGCGTACCCTACATTTGGGACGGCACAGCGATGGTTGCCATAGCTCCGAAAGACGTGCCGGCGAGCATCTACAACGTCAATGTGGCGTTGAACAAACCCGACACATATTACAAGATTGTCGATAACGACACGCAGAGCCAAAGCGCGGCGCACGTGAGCTGGGCGCAGGGCGTGGCCGTGAGCGGCCTTATCCTCTCGTTCAAGATGGGGCAGTCGCTGTGGAAGACCTACCAGTACACAGGCACGGAAGTGACCGAAGCCAAGTGGACGGACGAGACCAACTGGCAGGACTTCGGAAGCCTTGCGGCGGGCAGCGAGACCTACATCATCATAGACAACCTTGTGGGCAGTCCGAGCGTGGGCGAATACTACACCCTCGGAACGGCGGTGACCGCACTTCTTGCCTATGAGAAGGAAAGCGGCGTGACCTATTCAAAGAAAGGCTTAATCATCAGCTACCGCACAGGCGAGAACACGATGGAGACGAAGCAGTTCCAAGGCGAGGTGACCGACATAGGCGAGACGGGGCTTTGGAAAGACTTCGGCGGCGGCTCAAAGGTTGAGACCAAAGACACGCCCGAAGAGGACGGCACGGACGCACTCTCGACAGGCGGAGCGTACACGGCACTGCCCACCGACCTGAAAGTGGACACCGAGGAAGAGGGCGTGGTGAAGATTTCGATGGTGAACGCCAAGGGCGACACCGTGGGCAACGAGCAGCAGTTCGCAGTCGGCACAGGCAGCGGAGAGAGCAGCGGAACTATTGTTACCATCATCCCCGAGACATCGCCCATCTACGGACAGGCGGGCGGCTCAATGATTGTCAAGGCTGCAATCCGAAGCGTGACGACGCAGGGAGGGCAGGAACTGACGAATATAATAGAGCGCGTGGAGCTGTACGACAGAGACACCAACACATTGCTCGAAACCTACAAGCTCAATCAAGCGTCAAGCGCGGATGCGGATACATACGATTTCGTCTTTGACCTCTCGTCATACTTCACGCAGGCGGGAGCGAGGAAATTCAAGTTCATCGCCTACGATGACAG